GGTTACAAGCAGTTGGCTTTCTGGTTTGGTTAGGGCTGGGTTGTAGGGTTGTTAGGGTATGTAGGCGAAAGGTGAGAGCAGAGTGAGAAACTATAAACTCTTGTTTTCACCCCGCCCCGCAGGGGCGGGGATTATATCAATTAGGGTATGTAGGCGATCAACAGAACACTTTATTACAATACACGATCTCTGAACTTGAAATATATCTTGTAATGCATGAAGAGGATGACACCAGGAGTGAAGTTACCAATGGTCTTGACTATAGGAGCACCTTGTAAGGTATTGTTGACCTGGAGTAGAGTTGCATTTGTTGAGAACCAAGGCATCTTTCTTGTTGTACCAAGGATGAAAGTGCCGCCTGGAGTAGGATTTGGATCGTTGAAGATAGGGGTTCGAATCCTGGGAGTCCACACCATTTTGAAAGGTTTTCCTATTCTCATCCTTCTGATGTTATTTTGCTGCATCCAATGCTGTTCACATTGTGGTAGTGTACTGATGGTTCCTTGTCCTATGTCTTGGATGCCAGGGTACCACACACAGCAGAGTCCTCTTCTGCCGGTTCTGGTACCCCACCACTTACCTTCTGGTGTGCCGGCTTCTGTGGTATTATCAATGACAGCATTACCGGCATTTCCTCTACCAATCTCATCCACGGTAGGTTGAGCATTGATAAGATTGACTTCTGCACCTGATCCCATTCCCACAGGTGCATGTGTTCCAGATCCTGCAGATATTGTGGAGTCTCCTGCCCAGTTACCAGAGTTGACAGAAATGACTTCTCTGGGCATGTCCCAATTACATCTGACGACAACCTTACTGATTCGCCAGAATTTGTACATGTGGAAGTAGTATGCTGCTGGCATGTTCTGAAAGAATGCAGCTGTTGTTGATCCTCCGATTGGATTATTTGGTGGGTTGGCGTAAATTTGCATCATGTCTGTTACGAGGAAGTTACAGCCGTAACCCCCGTTTTGTGATAGGCAGACACCGTTAGGTGTTGGGTCTATGTTACCACCAGAGGCCCATGTGTTGCTGGTGGCGAGGTGATTGACGATAGTCTTCACATATTGGAGTGTGTATTTGTCCCTTTGGGTGTTGATGTTTCTGGCTTTCCTGAATATCCTTTTCTTAGTGTTTCTATAAGAACGCCTAAATCTTGTACGACTGGTGCGATTTCTGAAAGTAAATCTCTTATGTCGTCTAGTAGTTCTTCTGTGTCGCCTTGTTGCGAACATACTCCCATAAGGTTTTCTTCTGTATCCGAAATACGGCATCTGCTCATGTCAAAATCTGGGTCACAAATCTTGGAACTTCCAGATTTTATAGATTCTTGGCGTTATAAATTAAATTCGAAGTGCGGGTCTAGTATTACCCCGCACTTCGTTAAGCGTTATGACAACAGTACAAGCAGCCTCTGGTTCGTCTGGTAACGCTAGGACTTGGGTTTTTACCCTCAATAACCCTGAAGGCCCCCTGGACTTTGCTCATGAAGATGTCAGATATGCCATCTATCAAGAAGAGCAAGGGGAGAATGGCACCCGTCATTTCCAAGGCTATGTCGAACTCAAGCGCCCCTACTCTATGAGGATGGTGAAGGAGAGATTACACCTGGATCGAGCCCACCTGGAACAGCGCCGAGGAACGAGAGAACAAGCTCGTGACTATGCCCGCAAGGAGGACACACGTGTTGCTGGCCCCTTTGAGTTCGGAGAGTGGGTACGTAACGGTCAAGGCAATCGTTCTGATCTTGACAATGTTAGAAGGAGTATCGCCGAGGGCGCAAGCGACTTGGATCTAGCAGACAACCACTTTGCGGAGTGGGTCAAGTACCGCAACAGCTTCAAGGAATATCGCCGCTTGAAGCATGGCCAAAGAGACTGGCCAATGGAGGTGGAGTTCCTATTCGGCCCTCCGGGTACTGGGAAATCCCTTACAGCACGCCAAGAGAACCCGGATGCATACTGGAAGAGTCGTTCACAGTGGTGGGACGACTACTCGTCCCAGAGGGTTATAATTATCGACGACTTCTACGGCTGGTTTCCCTGGGACTTCTTGCTGAGGCTGTTGGACCGCTACCCTCTGTTACTGGAGACCAAGGGCAATCACGTACAGATGCAAGCTCGCAAGATAGTGTTGACCTCCAATGCCCCGCCCCAGACCTGGTATCAGAATATTTCGGAAAAGGGCAAGATCAACATGGATGCCCTATGGAGAAGGTTTACCCGGATCAGGATATTCGACGAGATTCCCCCTTCCTCCCCTACGAGTATCTCTTCGATGCCCAGCTCACCAGTCCTGCCAGTCCCAGAGTGGGAGACAATCGAGATGGGACCATCATGGAGGAATGGAAGGGATTCTTTTTTGATTAAGACTGCGATTACGCATAATTAGTTCTAAAAATAAAATTCAATTGTCGCAAAAATACTGCCACGTAAACCCCCATTAGGGTATGTAGGCGCCCGGCGGATGTTGTTAGGGTTACAAGCAGTTGGCTTTCTGGTTTGGTTAGGGCTGGGTTGTAGGGTTGTTAGGGTATGTAGGCGAAAGGTGAGAGCAGAGTGAGAAACTATAAACTCTTGTTTTCACCCCGCCCCGCA